TAAAGTCTTGTTTGGCAAAACTTGTGTAAGCTAATGCTGGTTGATTTCCTAAATAAGCCATTTAAACTCCTAAGAAACATCAGTTAGTAGCTGAAGTGCTACTGTGCAATTTCCTGATGCATCATCTGTTTGTACTTGAATTTTATCTGAAGTTTGTAAAATTACTTTTGGTAGTTCCAATGAAGAACCACTTGTTAAAGGGACAGTTGTAAAGATAGAAAAAGATGTAGTTGCAGAAGCATCATATTTTTTCATAGTTACATTCATTGATGTTGTTGTTGTGTTTGAGATTGTTCCAGCAATTACTAAAGATTTATTAGTTGCTGTATAAATGTCAGTAAGAGCATCATCTGCTACTGCTACTGTTGCGTCATTAAAATTATTTGCCATATTAACTTCCTAAAGCTACTGCGAAGGGAATTGAGTTAGGGTCGCTTTCCGAAACTGCTACTCCACTTGGCAAGGTTATTGCATTTGTTGATGTGTTGATTGAAAAAAGTTCTAAATCATCTGTTCCGTCAAATACTTTTATTGAATAAGTGTTTGTTGCTGAATTGTCAATCCATAATGTTCCAGCGACAGCAGAAGTTGGTCTTGAAGCACCAATATGATTAGAATTTAAAGCATTGATAGTTGCGTTAAGATTTGACCTAAAACTTGGAAACCCCTGATTGTCTAAAGTTACTTGTGAAACTTGTGTCATTAAATCCTTCTAATACCCTTTTGCTAAATAGTCAAACTGTTTAGATATGGGTGTACTACTACTGTTTTTAAATAAGATGTCAAACCCATTTATTGTTCTATTGTTAATTGTGAAGAAGTCGCCAGTAACCATATCATCTGCAGTTATTCCCAAAGCATAATTTGCATTGTAAAAAGGTATGGTAAAAGTAACTGTTTTTGTTCCAGCACCGCTAACAATGTTATTGCCACTAAATATTCTATCAGGCATATCTACAGAAACAGATAAAGCAGATACAACTGGTGTAGCTGAGTTATTTTTAGAAGTCATAAACAATCTAAATTTGTAATACCTTGCTGTGTAATCTCCAATATTAAAGTTTCTAAAAGTTGTATAGGTTATGTTATCATTTGATAAAGATATTTCTAAATGACTATCAGATTTAACTGAAGCATCTCCGTCAAAGTTAGATGGTTGAACATCAAAATCTCCTGATACAAAATCAAAGATTCTATCTGTATCTAAAGCTGTTTGAGTAATAGAGGCAGTAACTCTTGAAGTATAAACATCTCCAATATCTATAATATCACTAAACAAATATGTTCCAGTTGAAAAAAGATTATTACCTTGCGTACCACTAGAAAATAATCTTGTGGTAATGTCATCAAAATCATCTGTTGTGTTATCGTCAAAATTCTCACTCGTATCTAAAGTTAATCCTTCTTCAATTAAAACTATGTTTGATTTAGTTCCTGTAAAATCAGGTTCTTCTGTTTGTGTAGCAACTGCATTAAAGTTTCCAATAGATGCAACATTAGTAGAAATAATAGTTTCATTTGAACTAAAGTTTCCTAATTTATCAACTGCTTTTATCAGATAAGAACCTACCCTTGCCCCAACAGTAACTGAGGTAGCTGGTCTTGCAATTTTAGATACTAAAGGAAAACTATTATTCCAAGTAGCACCTGATGTTTCGTCAGAGAAATTAATTGCATAGTATGCCAAGTCCAAATCCGCCACGGGGCTCCAACTTAAATGTGCGTCCCCATTAATAATATTACAAGCAAAATCTTCTACATCTGCTGGTGGTGCAATAGCACCGACTATAGTTCTTGTTTCAGTAACATAAACAGAAGAAGCACCCAAAGTATTAAATGCTTTTACTCTCACATTATAAGTGTCTTGGTCAATAACATTTAGTACCCTTTGATTTAAACCTTTGCCTTGTCCATGAATTTGATAATCTGTTTCAGAAGATTTTTTATATTCAACTTGGTAATAGTCCACAAAGCTATCAGGACTTGCACCTATTGCTATATCTAGTGCAACAATAACTGTTCCGTCATTATAAGCTATTAATTGATCTGATAAAGTAACTGAAGCTGGTGGTTGAACATTATAGGGATTGGGTAAATTGGTGTCAGCGATTGTTGGTGCTTGTGCTTTAGAAGTCCAAGAATAAAAGTTATCTTGGTGTTCATAGAGTTGAACATCAACAGTTAAGTCTTCATTGATAGTCATTCCTAAAACTCTAAATGGTTTAGCATCAAAACCACCGCTTGGATAAGTGATGGCCACAATATCTCCAATAGCTAAATCTAAAAATTCAGAAGTTAATCTTAATTGTACTTGTAATTGGTTTCTTGACCTTCGTAAAATAATCTCACACAAATCTTCTGCTTGATAAGGACTGGTTACATTGGGAAAACTAAAATTGCCTTCAAGCAAAGTGTCATTGTCCAATGCTTTCATAGTTGCGTGTTGATCTCCACTAGGTAAGCTAGAATCATCTGCTGGTGGAAAGGATATAGTATCTTCTTGCCAATTCTTATCAGGATTTACAAATGTTCCAATGACTCGGTTGTATTTGTTATTCTTGCGTTCGCCTAAAACTTTAGCACCACCAACAACATGATCTGATGTAATTGTTTTAACTGCTGTTCCTGTGCTTTCAATTTTAAGTTTATAAACACCTTGAGTGTAAGTGAACAATGCTCTCATAGGATTTAAAAGTTTTTTCACATTGTCTATAATCTTTTGAGAAGAATCTAGTACCGCATTAGTATCAAATACATTTATATCTGAACCGCTTGTATAGGGTGTTACTTGTGTTTCGGATTCATCAGCAGAATCTTGAAATGAGTCAAAGTTTGCTTCAAATGCAGAATTGGGTAATCCTTTTCCATATCGTTCACTTCTTAAATAGTCTAGCAAACATAAAGCTGGGTTAGTTGTATAAGCGGTAGTTGTAGTTCTAGGGTCATAAACTTTTTTACCTTTTAATGTAACTTTAACTTGTGGTATTTGACCAAAAATATCTTGATTCCATTTAAACCTAAAAGCAATATAAGCAACTCCTCTTAGTCTATGATTTGCACCCCAGTTGGTAGATGTAGATAATATGCTAGACGATACTTGATCGTCCAATCCTAGAAATGCTTGTGCTTGAATATGTGATGTAGAATCTTTGTAAAAATTAGTATCACCGCTTCCCACTTCTACTACTGTTCCATGAGTTAATGCACTAGCAAAGGTTACAAGTTTATCATCAATATAAACTTCTTCTATTTCTTCAATCTCTCCTTCGCAAAGCACACCCGCCATATAAAGATAGTTGTTATCTGTGCCTGATGTTTCTAAAAATACTCTAGTAATACCAACTTGTCTTCTTCCATACACAATAGGAATCTGTGCATTGTTAGATGACTTGTTAAGTAAGACACCTTTTTCTGTTTCAGCATTAGTATCAAAGTCAGGTATTTCAGGCATTGGTATTAACCAACTAATGAAACTACTTACGACATTTACAACAGCATTTACTACAGCACCCATTATTGATGAAACTCCCTTTTATGTTTTTTACCAACTCTATAAATATCTGAGTTAGTTCTTAACCAGTTAATAGATTGATCTACATTCATCTTTGCTTTGAAGTAATTATAAACATCTCTCATCATCTTAAATGTGTTTTTTATTGAAACTATTTCTACTAACCAAAGATTGTTTCCTGACTTCCATTCTGTTGGCATAATCTTTCCTGACTTTTTAAATCTTTGTTCTGTTAAATCATGTATGTAAGCCCAGTTCACAAAACCCACTAATGTATCTCCATTATAAAACTTCTTACATTGTCCTAAACTTATGGAAGGCATTAAATACAATCTTAATTGGTTATCATTTATTGAATCATATTTTTTATGATGTCTAAATAGTTCTACAATATCTTGCATTAGGCTCTACCCCATTTAATATCTTGGACTGTTTGTGAAGCATAATCAAAACCTAAATCTCCGGTAAAATATAATTGTTGTGAACCTGTGTTTGTTTTTCTTCCTTTTATTTTATCAAAATCTGACCAATGAGAAGTTGCAATAACCTTTACATCTGAACTTTCCAAACTCTCATCAATGTTAAAAGATTCTACTCTACCTTTGAATAAAAGAAATGGGTCAGCGATTAATGTTTGGGTAGTGTCAAGAAAACCTTTGTAGATTTCAACATCTCTATCCATGTATTCGCTACTTAAAAATAAAGAAATAATACTTTGATCTGCACCTGTAAATTCTAAAGCTATATTTGTTATTTCTACTTCAGATGATTCAGATACTTCTGACACTTTAAGAAATAAAGAAGAAGCTGTGTATGTGTTGGAATCGTAAGTTAAATCTTTATAGTGATCTGTAAATCTTAAGCCTGAACCAACATTAATATATACTAAGGTTACAGGATTTAGAGCATCTGTAGCAAGTTCGTTATTAACTGCTGTCGTTAATCCTCTAGTCATATTACAAACTTTCTGCTACATCAATTTCGTAACTATAAAGATTCTGAACTCCTAAATTATATTCTTGAACATCATTAACCAAACTTACAGTAAAATCAACATTGTCATAAATTAAAGCAACATTATCATTAACATTACTTCTTAAAGGCGGTTCAAATGTAAGTGTTCCTTCTCCTGACCCGTCAGCATCTAAATCTTCAACTGCCATATAAACTTTTTCTTGTCCTGTAAATCTAAAGTAATCTCCAGCTTTTAGTATGCCATCAGTTGATAGTGCCATACCATCTATTTCAGCAGTAGTTACACCGGCAGATAAAGCACCATTAACAGATATAGTTCCTGAAGCTACTCCTTGTGCATTAGAAACAATAGGCGGAATAACAGTAAAACTATTTAGCTGTGATCTTTGTTTCATTATAAATGCTTTAATAGGTGCAAACTCTGCTCTAGTCATTGGCGGGAAATTTAAAGTAATAGCAAATCTTTGTCCATCAATCTGTCTAGCTTGTTTTCTTCCTGAAGTGGTTACAGATACAATAGTTCTTTGCTGTGATCTAATGTCAGCAGATTTAGCAACTGGAGATGTAGGAAATTGTCCACTCATATTATATTAATGCTGGTTTGCCTCTTTGGTTTAAAGCTGAATTAATTATATTAGTGATTGTTGCTCTATTATCAATCAATAATTCTTTGACACCCTTAACATCAGTAGCTTGTACTGTAAAATTAATATTAGTTGCCCCCATGCCACCAAGTTTTTCATTAGGTACAATTTGTCCGTCAGTAGAAGGAATGAATAATTCTCGTCCTCGTTCACCTACCATGTAAGCATTACCATTTGAAGTTTGCCCACCACTTGCTCTATAACCATTAACTCTGCCACCTTCTGCTCTACTTCCATTTACTCTACCGCCTTCAGCAAAGCCAAATGCAAATCTCATTATAGCCTTAATTGCCATTTGCTTAGTGAGTTCTGCTGTTTGTTTTTTTAATACAGATAATTTCTGATTCTCTAAATCTACCTGATCTTTTATTAAGTTAGGAAATAGTTTTTCAACTGCCCAAATTAATAATTTGGTAAATAAATATTGAAACAGTCCAGCTACCGCCGATATTATACCCTTTAAAACAAAATTTTTAAATGCATCTCCTAAAGATTTTCCTAAGATAATAGCTTCTGCTAACCCCTGTGATAAACTTGCAATACCAGAAACAATTCCTTGAGATATGGTTAGATAAATATTATCAAATGCTGTTTTCATTTTTGCTAAAGATGCCAGAAGTTCTTCTGTTAAAGTGCCAGTAAACGAAGACTTAAATGCTTCTTGATACTCTTTAACTGCTTCTGTTAAAAGTTGTTGTTCATATGTGGTCTTAGTAAGTGCTAACTGTTTTTCTGTTTCCGCTTGAATTATTGCGTAGGTTTCTTCTTGTTGAAGTTTTAAAACCGCATTATATTCTGCTGTACCAACTACTAATCCTTCAAGCGACCTTGTGGATTTTAAAATTTGTGTATCATCATAAAGAGCCCTTAAATCTGGTCGTAATTTTTCTAACCATAAAGCATCAAAAGTTATTTGTTCTAATTTTTTTTGTGCGTTAGCATAATCATCTACTAAAGAAACTGCACCAGCAAGTTTTGTTATCCAACCGCCAAACACAATAGCCAATCCACCAACAACTGGTTTTACAATTTCTATTTCTTCCTTTAATGTTTTAAATGATTTTGCTAAAGTGGTTATTAATTTTGCAACGGACTCTCCTATATCAGTACCAAATTTATCTATTTGAGATTGACTGTCTTCTAATACATTGTTTAATTTATTAAATTGATTTTTTAATTCTTCAAAAAAACCTGATGCTATTGCTGTTTGAAATTTAAACAACTTGTCTTGAAGCATAGATATAGTACCTTCAAGAGTATTTGCAAACTCATTAGAGGCTTGTCCAAACTTTCCACCCTT